GACCAGCTCAGCTTAAGAATGAAGGCGCTGCTGGACAGTACGGAAACATGGGGCAAATGTTCCAGTATCAATACCTCCACCAAACCTATTTCACAGGATTTGTGATCACCGAAGAGGCGATCGACGATAACCTGTATGAGGATTCTTTCCCCAAGCAGGCCAAGGCTTTGAAGGACTCTTTGTCTGAAACTAAGAACATTAAAGGTTCTAGTATTTTGAATAATGGTTTCAGCTCTACATACACTGGTGGAGATGGCGTAAGCTTGTTCAATACGGCTCACCCAATTCAAGGTGGAACTGTATCAAATACTTTCTCTGTTCCAACCCAGTTGAATGAAACAGCTCTTACGAATGCAATTACCTCTATTGCTAACTTCCGTAACGCTGCGGGCCTTCGTACAGTTGTTAAACCAATGAAACTTATTGTTCCACAAGCATTGTGGCAGACAGCTAAGATTCTATTGGGTTCAAAGTTCCGTACAGGTACTGCGAATAACGATATGAACCCTGTGTATGACGATGTTCTACCACAAGGCTATCGGATCAACAACTTTTTAAGCTCAAATTCTGCTTGGTATATTACAACAAATAACAGTAATGGACTAAAGCATTATGATCGTAAAAGCATGAAAGTAGATTGCATAACCGACATAGACACCAATTCTTTGAAGGTTCGTGCCTTTGAACGGTACTCTTTCGGTTGGTCAGACTTCCGTGGTGCTTTCGGATCTCAAGGCATTTAATTAAAATTATAATAGGGAGAATACAATGACTATTAACTATCAAGTTCCAGCGGCTACGCACATATCAGACTTTGGTCGTACAGGTAAAGTAATAGACGCAACTCGCGGGGATGGCTCTTGGGTTTCTCCCTATTATGCTTATGATATCGTACCATTTCCAATGGTTTTAAATAACGTTGGAAGTTCTCAAACCCCTGCGGGTGCTGGGAATTTAACTTTAGCTAACGATGCAAATACAACATCCTCAGTTACGTTTTCTGGGATTGCTAATTGTATCAGATTTGACGTCCCACGTTGTGTAAGTATCAGTAACCTAGCTAACACAAGTGCATTAAACTTTACCGTATATGGATGGGATATAGCAGGATTTCCTCTAGTTGAAAAAATTACAGGATCTACAGTTGCAAACACAACCGTAGTTGGGAAAAAATCCTTCTTTACTATTTGTAATATCTATTGTAGTGCTGCTGCTAATGGTACATTAACCATGGGTACTTCTGATAAGTTTGGATTGCCTTATGTCGCCAGAGATCAAAATTATATCTCCCCAAAGTTTGATGGATATTCTGATAATGCTTCCTTAAGAACTACAAGTGGTATTAGTGTTTCTATTGTGGCAAACACTGGTATTGCAGTTGCAAACCCAAACATTAAATCGAACTCTCTAACATTCTTGACAACGTCTACGATTGGGGGTGGTACAGCTGGCGCTCTATATGCTCTTCCTTCTGCTATCATACCAGGAACATCTTTCTTTATTCAATCTAGTCAGGCTTTAGACGTATCTACAGTTTATTATGAAATCGTAGATCCTTCTCCTTATGCTGGTACTGCATCTTTGTTAGCTGGCACCACTACATCTTCTTTTACAATTGTTAATTCTTTGGTAACGCCTACATCTCTTATTCAAATAAGCAGAAACTCTACCAGTGCGGTTTATGGGAATATCACAATTGTTTGTTCTGCGGGATCGTTTACGGTTACCTCTGATACTCAGACAGATACTGGATCTTTTAACTGGCGTATTATAAACAATGCCTACTTAGTTGCTAACCCTCCTGTATTGGTTGGCCAAGCTACTTTGGCTGCTGGGACGATTACAATTACAAACCCTCGTATTAAGGCAAGTTCTACAGTATTGGTAAGCGTTGCAACAACCGTAGGGACTGGGTTTCTAACAGTGCCAAGTGGCAGCGTTGCTAACGGATCTATTGTTATTACCTCTACACAGCTCACCGATACCTCTGTTGTGAACTACAAAGTCATCAGCCCAACCTATGCGGGCGGTATTTTTGCAGGAGAAGGTACATTCACACCAGCAGATCTAACGGTGACCATGAATGGCGTAACTCCTGTGCTTAATAGTGCTGCTGTTGCCATTGGCCTTACGACTGGAGATGTATGTGGAACCTATCAACCTTCTGCACCGACAGATGGTGTTAAGAGATTGACCATTAATTTGTTCACACGTGGATCTGATATTGCAGCTGATACGATTGGACAGATTACTAGCAATATTGAATTGGTTGAAAGCTCTGTAAACTTATATGGTCAGATAAACTACACGGATACCACAAATATTAGAACTAGTTAATTTTATTGTAAGGGAGCATAGAAATGTCGAACTTAATTGTTGTTACTTTTCCGGCAAGTTCTACAACGGCTATTGCTCCTCTGCAAACTTTAGCTGCTGCGGGTAATCTTGCATTAAACTCAGCTTTGATAAATACGGGTGTAGGTTCTCCTAATATTAGTTTTCCTAATATTGAACGGACTATATCCCTAACAAGTGCTAATAACTTATCTGCTATTAATTTTACAGTTAATGGATTTGATTATAATGGCGTTGCTGCTACTCAGACGATTGCAGGTCCTAATGCTAATACTGTGTATACTACTACCCAGTTTAATACCGTAACTTCTATTTCTGCACCTGCTGCCGTTGCCGCTGTTAGTGCGGGTACAGGAACAGCGGCTTCTTCACCATGGATTGTATTAGATGGATTGCGCGGATTCTTCCAAGCATCCTTACAATGCGTTGTGACCGGAACCGTTACGTATGACGTAGATCAAACATTAGATGCTCCAGAAACCTATGCAATTAATACATCAAATGGGGCTACCAATATTATTAATACACCAACTCCTTTTAATGTTGATGCAAGCCTTACTGCTGCTACAACTAATCAATTCTTTTATTTAACCAGTCCAGTTACGGCATTAAAAGTTAGCACAGAACTAGGATCCACTGGAAGCCTTACCTTTACCATCCTACAGCAGGGAGTTATATAAATGAGAGATATTGATAAGATTGTTAGAAAATGGGGTGGGGACGAAGAAGGTCCTGTAACACAAAGACGTAAATCTGATCAAGAAATATCACGTAAGAAACATTCTGTTGGAGGCCGTAGTTGTGAGGATCGTCCATCTTATAAATCTAAGTCTTCATATAAGCCTTCTACAAAGGCCTAATTAATGTCCACTAGTGGTACCTATGCATTCGATTCAATTACCGTCGACAAGCTCATTTTAGAGGCTTTCGAGCGGTGTGGAGTTGTTGGGGATGCTCTTACTTATATGCAAATAGAATCTGCTGAACGTTCTCTTAATTTAATGTTTTCTGAATGGGTTAATAGAGGACTTAGACTTTGGACAGTTCAAGCGGGTATGATGAATATAACCCAGGGACAAGCTTCGTATAATCTTCCACCAAATACGGTTAATATTTTAGATCTTACCCGCGCACAAATAACCCGTCTAAATACGGGGGGAACTGCATACTCTAGTGATGGCGGTGTTGCTGCTAATGCATTCTCTGGACAACCAAATGTTGCTTGCACCCAAACTGCTGCAGATGGGAATATATCCTATAATTATGGAACAGGTAACACTGAAAGTATAAATTATGTCGGAATTCAATCAAACCAGATAAGAAACTATACTCTTATTGTTGAATACTCCCAGGACAATACAAATTGGCAAACTGCTTTAAATATTCCATTACAGGAATACTATGTTGGCCAAACATCTTGGTTTGTGCTTCCAGCACCCCCATGTGCGATGGTTTGGCGTATTAGAGAAACAGGTGGAGCTATTTTAGATATCCAACAGATATACTTTAGTCAGCCCAATGTTAGTAACCTAATGACTGAAATCTCCAGAGGTGATTATGCTGCTATCTCCAATAAGATAAATCAAGGTCCGCCTTCTTCTTATTGGATTAATAGAACCAATCAGCCAGTTATATTCTTATGGCCAACAACAGATGGAACGTGGCCCACTATCATTTTTAACTATATGCGCAAGATTCAAGATATCAATGAATTGGTTAATAATGCAGATGCTCCACAGAGATTTTTAGATGCTGTAGTCTCTGGTTTAGCTGCACGGATTGCATTAAAATTTGCACCAGATAGATATCCAACCCTTCAGGCTATCGCAGAAGAATCTTTCTCTGCCGCTGCGAAGGAAGATTCTGAACGTACTGCCCTTAGAATCCTTCCTAATATCTATGGAAATTACTAAACTTCTATCAAAACATCCAATTTTATAGTAAAATGTAAATATAAAAAAATATTATAATAGGGAATACAGGTGACAACGCGTTATGGGAATTATTCTAGGATAGACCCCAAAAAACCACGTGCTTTAGGAATGTGTGATCTTAGTGGCTTTTTATGCCGCCATGAAGATCTAATAAGGCAAATGGAATATAGGGGTAACGGTCTGGTTTGGACAGGATTTCTGGTGCATCCAGATTTTGCTGATCAACCAAATCCACAAGGTCTAGTTCCAATATTGCTTCCAGATCCAATTCCCATTAAGAATCCGCGTCCTGATATGCCGGATCCAACATAGGGAGTTTACAAATGTCAGATACATCACAATTTGTTTTAGTTGTCGCAGATGGAACGTTGCCACAAGCACGTACACTTGGAACAGGCTTAGGGCTAGCCCTTGAGGATAACGGTGCTGGTCAAGTTCTTGATATTGTTCCAGCAAATCTATTGGGTTCTATGCAGGGATTGGTAACTACAGGAATTATAGTTAATACAAATTCAAATACGGCTGTTAACCGTAGTGTGATTTCTACGGATAGTACCGTGACAGTTGTAAATGGTAATGGCGTTTCTGGAAACATTGATCTTGGCATAAATGATGACTCTACAAGTCAAAAAGTATTTGTCTGGGAAAATGGACAGCCAACTTCAAATAGAGGTGCATTGAACTTTGTCGGTGCAACTATTCAAGATAATCCAGGTAGCAACTCATGCGACATCATCATCCCAAGTCCACAAGGCGGTACAGCTCCTGCATCCGCTACATACATTACGCAGACTCCAAATGCTTCCCTAACAAATGAGCAGCCTTTATCTTTGCTAGCTACCGGAATCATGAAGTCCACAACCTCTACCGGCGTAGTTTCTATTGCAGCTGCGGGTACTGATTATGTAGCACCAAGTGCAAACCTAACTGCATTGGCAGGATTAGCCAATACTACCGGAAGCCTTTTGGCAATGAATGGAACAACGCTTGTTAATCTTGGTGTAGGTACCAATGGTCAAGTTCTCGGTGTTAGTAGTGGAACCCCTACATGGACGTCTGATACTGGATTCACTAACCCCATGACTACCCAAGGTGATGTAATTGTTGGTGGAACTGCCGGTGCACCTGCTAGGTTAGCTGTAGGTGCTAATGGCCAAGTTCTCGGTGTTAGTGGTGGGGTTCCTGCTTGGACATCTGATACAGGCTTTACCAACCCCATGACCACAGCTGGGGATACTATCGTAGGTACGACTGGCGGTGTTGCTGTGCGTTTAGCCGGAGGATCTAACGGCCAAGTTCTTGCAATTTCTGGGGGAACTCCAGGATGGACTTCTCTAGCTGCTATCCCAAATGCAGCTGCTAAGTACATTGTACAGACAGCCGATGCATCCATTCCTAATGCGCAGGACTTAAGTGCTTTACCTACCGGACTAATGAAGTCCACAGCTATTACTGGCGTAGTTTCTATTGCGTCCTCTGGAGTTGATTATGTTGCTCCTAGCACAAACCTAACCGCAGTTGCAGCATTAGCCGTGACTAAAGGTTCCATATTGGTTTGCGATGGTACTAACATAAATGAGCTAGCAGTCGGAACTGATGGGAAAGCAATAATTGCGGATAGCACCCAAGCTACGGGCTTAAATTATGCATCCCTTGCTACCAACCCTATGACTACCCAAGGTGATATAATTGTTGGTGGAACCGCTGGTGCGCCTGCACGACTAGCTAAAGGTACCGCTAATCAGGTATTAGCCATGGATGGAACGGGTACAAATGAAGTTTGGGCTACCCCTCTTAGCTCAACAATGACTTCATTAAGCATTCCCTTTACGACAACCTTACCTGGGGGCACATTACCTGGTGGCCAAATATTATTTACAACATCAGTTAGTGCTTACAGTTGGTTTACTTTAAGTGCTGGAGTTTGGACGGTAAACATATATGGATACTTGGGAATGAATAGCGCAAATACCGCTGCATTTGTAACTTTTAATTTTGCACAACAAGGAGTTGGTACGCTTTATTCCTTTTCTACTCCCCTAGCTCCAGGTACAAATGCTGGTGCTCCCTATTATGGATCTATTACATTTTATACAGCGGGCGGTTCATTTGGAGTAACCCAATCCACTACTTATGGTTCTCCTTATGCAAATGGATGGACCCTTAGTGTCGATGCATACAAACTTAGCAATAACCAAGATAATTCAAACAATGGTTTGCCATATAGTCATTAATGACCGACCAGGAAAATATTAATTAAGAAAAAACGTAAATAAAGGAAACTAAAATTCCTTTATTATAAAAAATAAAAACAGGGTATCTAAAATTGGCTTTTACGTTCACATACAATTCACTTGTATCACAAGTTGTAAATTATTCTGAAAGGACTGATGCCGCCTTTGCTGAAACAATTGATACATTCATTACGTTAGCCTTAGATCGAATTACCAAGGAATGTAAAACCTTAGGTGCAGAACTTTATGTAAATAATTTTTTTACAATCAATAATCCTGTTCTTCAGAAGCCAACCCTATGGAGAACAACTATTACCTTTAATGTGGGTAATGGAGAAGTAAACAATACACGTAATCAGGTCCTACAGAGGTCTTATGAGTTTTGCCGTACCTATACAAAGGACGATACCGTTACAGGCCTTCCTTTGTATTTCTGTGACTATGGATACAATAACTGGTTGGTATGCCCCACTCCTGATCAAGCGTATCCGTTTGAGATCGCATATCTACTAGAATTTGGTCCACTTGATATAACCAATCAAACCAATTGGCTTACCCAATATGCCCCTCAATTATTGTTCTATGCTGTCATGCTAGAAACCATGCTCTATCTAAAAGATGATGAACGGTCTTCTATCTGGGAAGATAGATACAATAAGGCATTGGCATCCGTCATGAAAGAAGACAAAGACAGAATCACAACAAGACAAAGTCAAAGAGATAAGGATTAGAAATGGCATATACCACCGTATTTAATGGATCACCCGTACAGCCTTCAGATGTTTCTTATGCCACTTATACGCTAAGTGCAGCTAATCCAAATATTGAGTTAAGTTGGCCATCTTCTGGATTAAATACAACAAACGTTGTTGCCAGAAAAATAGGTGTTAGCATATCCGATGGATTGGCAACTTATTCAATAAGCATGCCAAATGCAACCCAGGTTTCTCCTGGGATAGATGTGATATTTTTCAATACGTCTTTATATGGCTTTAATGTTTTTGATAATGGCGGAGATGTAATCTGTTTTGTTAACGCAGCAGATGGGGGTGCAATACCCCCAACCTCCGGCGTTCAATATATTTCTTTAACAGATAATACTACTGCAAAGGGGGTTTGGGATGTGGTTGCATTTGGCGCACTTACAGGGGCTGTACAAGCTTCTGCATTAGCGGGTGATGGACTTACAACCCTTGCGGGAAATACAAAATTAAATACAGAAAAAGAAGTATCTGTTGTTGAGGATGGCTACAATATTATATCTACAGATAGAGGAAAGCTTCTAGTTTATAGCGACACCAGTGGTACAGGCGTTGTAAATCTACCATCGGCTGGAGATACAGACATTGGAAATGGTTTCTGGGTTGCCATTAATAATGAATCAGCAGTAGGTGGACAGCTAGAAATTACCCCTCAAGGATCAGATAAAATAGATGGCTCATTTAATCCTTTGATTTTATCACAAGGAGAATCTGGGTTTGTTGTGTGCGCTGGGGGAAGCGATTTTTATTCTTTGGGAACCGGTAAGCCAACATTCTTCTCTGCAAGTGTTTTAAACCTTACAGTTCCAAGTTCTGGAACTGTAGTATTATCAAATAGTGAAGCTAATAATAATATTCAGCAATATATATCAAGTGGTGATTTAACTGGAGATGTAACCGTTATCTTCCCTCCAGTTGCCGCACAATATTATATAAGCAATCAAACTACAGGATCTTATGATTTATATATTCAATTACAGGGAATTACTGGGTCTAAAATATTAATTCCTCAAAGCGAGAAGCTAATTGTTTATACAGATGCTGCATACTTCTACAAAGTTCCAACAGTGGCAGAAGCAACAATAACAAATATTTCACAAAACGCACTTAATACATCAGGTGTAATTACAACTGGAAATCCAAGCAATTACGTAACAAATGGATCTTACTACAATATCCCCGGACTTTTTGCACAGATTACTCCATTTTCAGTGGATAATTCCGTTCTTGTAACTGTAACGGCCGTCGTATCTACGGATTTATTACAGACAGATTCGTATTTACACTTTAGATTATTAAGAAATGGAACTGATACCCCTGGATTACCTTCCGCAGCTGGCTTAAGGATATTATCTCTTGCGAGCGTCCTTTGTGAAGATTCTATCGTTACTTGTACTTTTTCTTTATTAGACAATCCAAATTCAGCTGTTGAGCAAACCTATCAAGTTCAAGTGGCATCTACAAGTGCCACGCCAGGCTCATCAAATATTTTTTATAATATGGATTCAAATGATACAAATGAAATTTATAGCCCTAGATGTACTAGCACCATAACTGTGACTGAAGAGTTAGCACCTTAAATGGCAGATCACGCTTTACAAGTTATAAAGGCTGCTCCTGGAATACAAAGGGATGGAACGCAATTTAAAAGCAAAAACTATATCGATGGACAGTGGTGTAGATTCTACGAAGGTGATCCTAAGAAGATAGGAGGATATAAGCTTATTGATACAGGCACTCCTGAGATAATTAGAGAAATTTATATAGTCGATCAAGATAATAGCGTTGATGCGTATTATGGACGTGCATCTAGTTTAAATGTGGTTAGTTTTGATTTGAATGGAAACAAGGGAAGTGTTGTAGACCGAACCCCTCTTTCAGCATTTGAACCAAATGTTAATAATATTTGGGAATTTGATCTATTTACCGTTTTAAATGATGAGAATGTACCAAGCCGATTTGTGCTAGCAAGCTGTGTTCCAAATGGGAATGATATTAATAATAGCATTCCAGGGGCTATTTATATTGGAGATATAAACTCCGATATTCCCCTATCCCCATTGCTTACCTATGACAAGGGATCCGCTGTATTAATAAATGGTTTTGTGAATGTCGTAAGCCCAATTGTAAAAACTACTTCGATTATTTTAGTAAATGTTAATACTCCCATAGGAACCGTTGGTTTCCTTACAATTCCAGCCCAAGTAGCAGGTCAATATTTTACCATACAATCCGTATTAGCAGATGGATCAATTAATAGTGCTGATAATTCTACAGTCACTTGGGAAATCTTGGAACCCTCAAATTATTCTGGTTTCGTTACGCTTGTTGCGGGGGGGGCTACCGTTAATACGGTTGCAACTCCTAGTGATGCATTAATAAAAATTGTAACTACCATAAGAACACCAAGTGCCAACACAGGGCATATTTATATTGAAAACGTCATGCCGGGGCAATCGTTTGATATTATATCCACAGATGCCCTAGACGCTTCTGTTATTTATTATCAAATTTTGCTTGATAACCAATACACAGGAAATGCACAACTGGTAGACGGTGAAGCAACAATTATAGCTTACAACGTATTTAAAAATTCTGTGGTTTTACTAGGACGTAGAACTGTAGGAACTAGTGGGATTGGGTTCCTTTCTGTTCCATCGGTGGATATCGTCCCAGGCCAAGCATTCACGATTTATTCTGATGATTTTAGTGATAATTCTATTGTGAGTTATCAGGTAGATAATTTCCCTGTAACCACAGGTGGGATTGTAACTATAGGTTCCTATCTATTTGCATATGGCGATGATGGACTGATTCAATGGTCTGCCAATGGGAATCCCTATGAATTTCCAAAATCTAATGCTGACGCTGCCGCTTCCTGTAAAATTGTTCAGGGATATGAGGCACGGAGTGGTGGCGTTCCAGGTGGTCTTTTTTGGTCCTTAAATAGCCTTGTGAGATGTGTTTATAACCCACAGGCAGGATTACCAGATTTATTTACCTTTGATACGATCCAGAACAATATATCGATTATGTCTAGTAAGTCCATTTCAAAAGTAGATGATATGTTCCTATGGGTCGGCCTAGATAAATTTTATATGTATAATGGTTTAGTGAAACAACTCCCAAATACCATGAGTTCTGATTATTTCTTCCGAAATATTAATATGAATGCCAGGGAGAAGGTTTATAGCACTATTTTAAACCGGTATAATGAATGGTGGATTTTCTATCCTAGGGGAGACGCTACTGAAAATACACATGCGTTGATGTATAATTTTGCTGAAGAGATATGGTATGATTCTATCCTTCCAAGATCTTGTGCAGCTCCGGTATCTACGCTTGCTTACCCTTTAATGGCAGAATCAATACCATTTATTGATATATCAAGGTCTACGCCTGAAACTAGGTATGGAGTTTGGATGCATGAGTATGGCTTAGATAAGATTGCCATAAGTCAGGTTTTTGCAATTCCTTCTTATTTTGAAACCAATATAATGACTTTCTTTGAGCAGTCACAAGCAGGAGAGGATAAAGATCTTAGGGTTAGGCGGATAGAGCCTGATTTTAAAGATCAGGATACCGTTATGTCTGTTATTGTTAATAAGCGTGCATATGCAAATTCTTCGGTCATATCATCGGATCCTTATTTATTTTATAATACAACAGAAAAGATCGATATGAATGACTTAGGCGGATTAGTTAGCTTTAGGTTTGGTTGTAATGCGGTTGGTGGGGATTATCAAATGGGTAAAACTCTTCTGAACTATGCACCCGGAGATACAAGAAGAGGTAGCTAATGGTACAAATGGTCTTACCCATAGCGATTGAGTTTGAAGATTGGGTTGCCCAGTTAAATTCTGACTTAATTGGCTATCAAATACCATCGCCTGTCCCTGTAGATAAATGGAGAGAATGGGGGGCTAGTTTTATTAGTGGAAACCCAACTCTAGATATTCCCTTCCCAACAGTTCTTTTTTATAAAAAAGATGAAGACTGGCGAGATTGGGCTATTAATATCGTTCAGGCTGTAAATAATTATTAATATTATGTCTCATTGAGAATAATAAGTATTTCTTCTGGATTAATTACGAAATACATAGTAAAATTACAATTATAAAAAAAATCATCTAACAGGGTGGACTTACATGAATACTGCATTACTTGCTAGGCATTTGCCTATAGATCCTTCTTATGCCATAAAATCTGGGAAAAATCCTCCTATGGTATTAGCACACTTTAATAAACACGAACTAGAAGAGCTAGATAAAGCACAGGGTGGCAAGGATATTGCAAAAGGTACTGATATAAGACAGTACAAACGTCTGGGAGAAGTATTTAAGAATCCTCATTTTAAAGACATGACCTTAAGCGCAGCCCGTCAAGGTCATGCCATGGGTGGCTCCATTAATACTATGAGACATCTAGGCCGCCATGGGGATACCGAAATGGCTTTAGTTCCAATGCATCTTGCAGATCACTTTGATTCCATGATGGGGAAAAAGTCTATAAATCCTCATACAGGCAAGAGAGAATATTTTGATTTTAGTAGCCTTGCCTCTGGTCTTGGAAATATGCTTAGTAGTAAAGCAGCTCCAGCAGCTGGTTCCGTTCCAGGAGCCAGTGGAGCAGCTCCAGCAGCTGGTGGCGGTTGGGGTAGTATGCTAGGTAGTCTTGCCAATAGCTTCTTACAGCCAAAACCAACTGGTGCGCCTGATGCGCCTGCTAGTCCAAATGGTCAGACCCCTTCTCCTAGTTGGATGCAAACAGGTATGAACGGACTAATGAGTGGTATTGGGTCTGTCATGCAAGCTCGTCAAAATGGCGGAAGCTGGGGAGATGCCCTTAAGGGGGGAGCTATGGCAGGTGCAGGTCACTTTGCACAACAGATGCCAGGTTTGTTAGCAAATCAGGGCGGTTATCTTGGTCAAATGATGTCTAATCCAATGGTGCAAGCTGGTATGAATGGAGTTGGCGGAGCTGCAAACTCCTATATGCAAGGGAATGGATTCCAAAACGCAATTTCACAAGGATTAAATCAAGGTCTATCAGGATTTGATAACCCGTATGCAAATGCAGCAAGAAATGGTCTTAGCACATACCAAAACGGTGGGAACCTACAGAATTCTCTTATGAGTGGTGCAATGTCTGGTCTATCAGGATTTGATAACCCATATGCAAATGCGGCAAGAAATGGTCTTAGCACATACCAAAACGGTGGGAACCTACAGAATTCTCTTATGAGTGGTGCAATGTCTGGTTTAGGCGGGATGTCTAATCCATATGCCCAGGCTGCATCTGCCGGTCTTAATACATATCAAAACGGTGGAAACCTACAGGACTCTCTAATGAGTGGAGGAATGAATGGTTTGCAATCAATAATGCAACAAAGACTCCCACAGCAGCAACAGCAGCAGCAACAGCAGCAGCAACCACAGCAGCAGCAACAGCAATTGCCTATGCAAAACTCATCTCCCATTCCGTCTAACATATCTCCTATAGCTACAAATACTGGCAGGAAGAGAAGAAGGGCATTCGGAGGACCAGTAAACTCTTTTGGTTCTATATAGTAATAAAGGATTAAATATAATGAATGCTTATAAAGCAAATCTTAAAAATCCAAGACGCCAAGAAGTTTCTTTGAACAAAGGTATGGAATATTTTGCAGCTGGTGGCCATGCTGAAATTGAAAAAATGAAAAAAAAGGGTAGGTTTGGAGATACTGAAATGGCCCTTATCCCTTCTTATCTTGCAGATCACTTAGATAGGAAAATAGGCGGTAAATCCATTAATCCAAAAACTGGACATCGTGAATATTTTATGGCTGCCGCTCTTCAGGCCGCCCCTGCGATTATGGGAATGTTTACGGCTCCACCTCCTACAGGAATGAAGGGGGTACAAGGATCTTTGACCTCATCTATTGGTAGCATGATGGGTGGTCTTAATCCAACATCAGATGATGAAGATAAGACCATAAGTGATTACGAGCGTGGTTTAAAAGCTAGATATATAAACAGTAATCCAGAGCTGGTAAATAAGTTTGCTGGCGTTGGGATAAAGCCTGAACATGGTAATTTTAATGGTGCAGATATTAGAAAGATGGAGCTGGCAGGTTATTTAGCTCCTAAAAAAGATACTACCACAAACGAAAATATGCGAGATTCTTGGGCGCAAACCAAAGAAGCACAAAGATATTTTAATGCTATGCAGCAAAACATGCAGCAACAGCAAGCCCAACAAATGCCACAACAATATAACATGGATCAGAGCAATGATTTTTCTGGATTCCCTTCATTTGAAAACAATCAACCCCAATTTCAATATAATTTGGACAATTCTTTTGGGCAGAATTACCGGCGTGGTGGACGTATAAGGCGTGCAGATGGTGGTGCAATTACAATACTTGAATCTAATCCTGGACCAACGGATCAATCAGAATTAGAAGACCCGACAGCTCCAATGATTGTATGCCATTTTAGCCAGGAAGAATTACAAAATCTTGATGAGATGCAGGGTGGAAAAAGTATAGATCCAGCCACTGGATTTAGAGAATATAGAAAATTAGCTAACGTATTAAGCAATCCTGAACTTAGGGTTCTTTTAGATGAAGTTGCAATGGAACTGAAAGAGAATAATTTAGATCCAGAGTTACAACTTTTAAGCAGAGATGATCCTAAACAGAATAAACCCTATGCACCTTCTCCATCAGATTTTAACCCAGAGGTTTTAAACCTTGAATCTAAAGGTATAGATGGGGATGACGAAATGGCGTTGCTTCCATTGAGCGTTGCAGATTACTTTGATGATATTCGCGGAAAGACAGAATACAATCCAAATACTGGATTACGTCAATATAAATGGTTCGACGAATTTATACGTGTTGGTGCGACTGTTGCAGGTGCTGCTATTGGATTTTCGGTGGGAGGCTTTACGGGAGCTTCTATTGGTGCTGGATTGGGTACAGCAGCCGGTAATGCTGTTACTGGGGCTGGTACCGAGAAGTCTCTAAGAAGAGGTATTGGAGTTGGAGCCGCTACTCATATAGGAACAAATTTATATAGTGCTGCAACTGGTGCCGCTGGGGCTGCAACTGCTACCGATGGGGCTGTACCAGCTCCAGCAGGTCCAAACCCAGCAGGTCCAAACCCAGCAGCCCCAGCAGGTCCAGCCCCAGCGGCTGCCTCCGGAGGACTTGGAGGCCTTCTAAGCAATCCTATGTTGATGGGAGCAGGTGCTATGTTGTACTTGGGCCATCAAGATGCAGAAAAGCAAAGGCAAAAAATAGAAGATAAAGAACGTGAAAATCTTTCTATCATGCGTCATCGTTATGGCATTGAATCAAAACCAATGATGGGTTTTACAAATGATACAGCCAACTATGATCTTCCTTCCAGTGAAGAACGAGAAATGGGGATCCCACATAGTTATGCTAAACGTACACCCGTATCATATGTATATGCCAATGGAGGGTCCGTAGAGAAGAGTTATTATGATCATGGGGGTGAAGAGCATGTTAAGAGGTCTAAGCTCATAGAGGGCCCAGGAAAGGGTCAAGACGACCACATCCCAGTAACCCTAGAAGAGGGTGACTATGTAGTTGATGCTTCGACCACTTCCATGATTGGGGATGGATCTAGTAAAGCTGGTGGAACTATTTTAGATAGAGCTTCTAAAATAATAGAAAAAGCTTCTCCCAAAAGAATTGGACACATAAAAGAAAATACCAATAAAGTCCCAGCACTTCTAAGTGATTCTGAATTTGTTATCAAAAACCCAATAGTAACGGCATTGGGTGATGGAGATAATAAAAAAGGTTCTGATATATGTAGAGAAGCTATCAAAAAAATGCGTAAAGCAAAATCCATCAATAAAGAAGGATTGCCACCTAAACTAGGACCATTATGGAAATATATTCCAAAAGATAATCCGCTTTATAATGATATTAAAAAGGTAGGTCGTCATGCCTAGAGGTATTGATAGTGTTGAATCAAGATTAGAACTAGAATTAGCTAAGGCCCGAAGAAGCCTGAGATTAAATAACCCAGAGCATCCTAACCGTGCTAAGTATGCGCGCATAATTAAGGGAATAAACCAGAAACTTAGCAGCATTCAATCCATAAAAAAAATGGCTACTCCTGGAGCAGTAGACTATGGTCCATTAGTTAAAGAAAAATTTGAAGCAAGAGCAAAGTCGCTTAAAGTACCAATTGATAGCCTGATGCAAGCATATGCTGCAAAATATGGTGTAGATTGGAAAGAAAGAAATCTTGATAATTTTGTACTAGATGAAGATGTTATTCAAGCATTGCAGCCTTATGAAATAGATGTAATGAAACCAACCTCAGATAGAGGTCGTAGTAGAACCAGGCGTTCTCGATCTGCTGCGGCTTACTTACCTACAGAAGCCACAAGAGATTTTGAATCAGGATCAGGAGTTGGAGCACCTGCATCAAGAAGAGGGGTAATGTTTACAGACGAAGGTGGTTCTGGTGGAGTTTCAGCAGCAGCACCTAGACGCAGATCTTTATCGCCAGCAGAATCCGTTAGATCAATGGGAAGTGATGCAGAATCCGTTGGATCAATGGCCAGTGATACTTCCGAAGAAAATATTGGCCGATTAAGAAGGAGAGAAGCAGCTGAGAACGCTTCTGTTGAAAGAAGTCGTGCTAATTTAATTTCTAGAGGAGTTGATAAAGATTCTTTTGCACAACATTTTGAAAAAGTTGGAAGAGCGCAATCTCTTGGTGCTCAAAAAAGAGGATTGATAGAATCTCGTGCTACCAATAGAATTTTAACTGAAACAAACAGACAGCGTCGGCAATATGCTGATGCTGCTAGAAGCTCTTTCGCAAAAAGAAAGGCACTAGCAGAACGTGATACATTTTTACCAGGTTATGCCCATACAGAGGCAGGTAAACCTACATGGCATAGTGGTCCACGTGGATTACAGAGGCATAACATCGAAGAAACTATTGCATTAGCAAGTCTGCCTTATGAGCCATTTCCTAGAGCTAAAGTTGTAAATCCAAACGCATTACAAGTGCAAGTAAGAGAATTAGCGGGATTAGAAATTGGTCGTGAGGGTGCAAATATTAGTGAATATACTGCGGCGAGAGATAAGCTTGAGAAAGCCTCTGCATCTACAGGATATGAAACTGAAGCAGCATCTATGCAAGGTGCTAAAGCACCATCCACTGAAGGTATTAAATCCTATATGGATCCATTTATGGAAAATGTTTTGGATAGACTTAAAAAAAGGTCCCTACGAGATTTTAATGAAAAGTTAGTCCCTCACATGAATAGAAATCTTGGGATGAGCGGTGGATTAAATGCTGGTAGAAAAACATTGATGCAACAAGGATATAGAGATTTACAAGAATCTTGGGACGATCAAGAAGCAAAATTATCATCCCAGGGATATGGTCAAGCTCTTGGAGCATCCTCTGCTGATAAAGAAAGGCTAATGAATGCTAGTCGTTTTAGTGGAGGATTATACGAAGCTGGTCGTCAAAGACAGGAGCAGGCTGCAAGAAATCTACATGATATGACTATAGCAGAGCAGGGGCGTAGACATGGTCAAATCACTGCGATTTCTATAATTGGTCAGCAAGATCAAGCTATGGCACAAGCAGCTAGAGATTCAGAAGTTGCTGAACATGATGCCGAACGAAAACATGCATTGTCTATGGCGTCTGTAAAAAGTGCTGTTTTGAATAACGCACAACTTCCAACCCATGCAACGCAATCCATTCAAACGCCGCCTACTGTAACTCAAAGTCCACTGACCACTATGGGAAATATTATGGGAACTCTAGCTATGGCTAAATCAGGACGCACTCCAACAGTAGTTTATAAAGGCGGACGTATCAAGCGTGCGGGTGGTGGTCTTATGCCTAATATGGATCCAATGGCCCAACAAGCACCAGAGCAAGAGCAACAAGAAGTTGATCCTCTAATGAGAGGGGCCTCAAATGCCCGCCGGATGCTTGATAAATACCGTACCCGTATGACCAAAACAGCGGATAAATTGGATAGTCCTGGTAGTGATCCTATGTACAGTATGCTAGGCCGTATGTTTGCAGAGGCAGCAGCTAGTAAAAATCCATACCCCCTACAAGCATTAGGAGAAGGTATGCCAAAAGCTATGGATGCCTATGAAGCTCAAGATACAGAAAATCAAAATCGTGAAATAAGAGCTAATGCAATTCATAAGTCCATTGTTGATACCTACATGATTGAGGAAGAAACAAGAACGAAGCGTGCACTAGAAAAAGAAGAAATGGCATTGAAAAAGCTAGGAGCTAATTCTACTGCTGGTGTACATGCAGCTCATGCAAGATATTATGATACTCTAGCTGCTCAAACTGCTTCAGAAACACCTAGAACTATAACAGTTGGGGCCTCTTCTTCCGGAACAGGTAATCCGGTAGAATCTACAGCTGCTAAAACTGCTTCAGAAACACCTAGAACTATAGCAGTTGGGGCCTCTTCTTCCGGAACAGGTAATCCGGTAGAATCTACAGAAACTATTCAGGTAATGCCTATTACAAAAGACAGACGAGAAAGGATAGATGCCTTAAAAGATAGTTTGGAACAAAGCGAACAAGGGTTACAAGTAGCCAATAAGATGCATAAAACTGCAAAAGAAGGTTCTTTAGGATATACGGGACCTGGAGGGACTGTCTTAAATGCACATGCGGCTACGGGATTGGGGACCAAAGGTAATATTGCTAAACATACAAATTTCTTTAAAGATACAAAAAATTTAGCTCTTCACAAAATGAAAAGTATGAGGGAAATAAGAATGAATATGATGTTAGAAAGGATGGTAAGTCAAACTAAGCCAGAAGAAAATGATTCTATTGAATCTATTTTAATGAATACGGCAGATCATATTGATTTCTTCAAGCGTGCTTCAGTTATTCAAAAAGCAGAAATAGAAATGTTAAGCAATGGTGTTCCTCCTCTAATTATTGAGAAAGCAATGTCCGCTTGGAAGAAAGACAATCCCCCTTCTGAAGATAGTGTATTAAGAGAAATAAAAAGCGATCCTACAGATTATTTGCCTAACTTATGGCAAATGCAGATTGGAGTCCCAAAAGCCTCAACAAAACCAACAAGCTCCTCAAATAGCTCCAGCGTTGAACAAGAAAAAGCGGCGCTCATAGCAGACAATGCAAGAATGAGAACAAGGCTTGGAAAATGAATGAAGATCCAGAGCTATTAGCATTAAGAGAAGAAAATGCTAGATTGCGTGTTGAAGAAGCACGTTTAAACGCTAATAATTCTGGAGATCCAGAATTATTGGCGTTAAAAGAAGAAAACGATAAACTTCGTATGGAAGGGGATTCAGATCCAACTCTAAGAGATGAAATAAAGAAAGCAAAGTGGGGTGCGCATGATGAAGATTTCATATCAAAACTAGGGCGAACAGGTGCTCGTAAGCTTAGGGATATACCTATTGGCTTAGCTAAAACTGTTGATTTTTTTTCAACCCCAAGTCGGGTAATAGATAGGTATAAGAATAATGGAATCCCTGATAGGATTTCGGGTATCGGTAGGCTTGCACCAAATATAGAAAGAATTGCAGATAGATTAGATCCAGAAGGATATTCAAAACCTCAAAATCGTAAGGAAAGTACAGGATCCGAAATTTTTCAAACTGTTGCTGGTCTTTCCCCACAACGTGCAGTTGGACGTGGTTTGTTTAAATTAGGTGCTAATTTTACAGGGAGAACTGCTAAAGCTGTTAAAGGAACTGGTAATTTTTTGTCTGGCGGAACGGAGTTAAGTCTTACTAATATAGGTGCTACTGGAGCTGGAATCATAGCCCGTGAGAAATCTTTAGAAAACAACCCAGGTAGTTATGGAAATGCTTTATTTGCAGAATTAGCAGCCAATATGGGTACGAGAAGTCTATCATCATTAACAAAAGCAGAGCTTGCTAAATATGTTGCAAATAAAATTAAATTTAACCCAGGAAAAGCTAAAGATTTTGCAGATATAAATATGCCCGCTGCTTTAGATAATTTATCAGATAGTGAGCTTTTAAAGTTATTAGGAATAGGGGCCAGGAAAGCACCATTTGCAGGAGATTCACTTGATAATATAAAAAATGCTCAAAGGAAACGAGCTGTTGAAATTCTAGGACAAAATGTTGATCCACATCTATTGACACAAGGCCATGGGGGGCAATTGGTTGGAGAGGCAGCAAAGAATAATATGGATAAATATACAGAAACATCCAAAAAATTATATGGTATTGTAGAGGATATAGCAGAAAAACATGCTGTATCCCGAACAACAAGCTATTCATCCAAAGATGGCAGCATACCCTTAAAAACACCATCAACTAATAAATTTTTAGGCAACTTATGGAGGAAAAGTACTTCAAGTTGGGGATCTAAAGATTTATTTAAAGAAAGTGCAATCGGACAGGCAGCTAACGATTTTGAAAAATTACACTATGATTTAAATGGATATCCTAAAAGCGTATCATATGAAGAGTTATCCAAGTTTATGGAGTCCTGGAATAAAAAAATAAAAACTTTTGGAGCGCATGGGGACACAATACAAGGGCCTATGAAGGAATTATATGGCCATATAAAACAAGATATAGGAAATTATTTTAAAAACATTGGGCCAGAAGCAGAACAAGCATGGAGAGCAGCGAACAAGCATTCTGCTAATTTTCTGAAACAAGAAAAAAAGATTTATAACCCCATTAAAGAACTCATAGATCAAAAGGAGTTAGTATCAGCATTTAATTTTGTTGAGCCAACGGATAGCAGCGTAAAAAAAGCAGTTTATACCATGCATCATCTTGGACAAAAAGCACCGGAATATTTTAGAACTATTATCAATAAATGGGGACAAACAGATAAAAATACTTTTGATCCTATGCTGGCTATTAATAAATATAATTCTTTGGATAAAACATTACAACATAAGCTTTTAAATGCAGCTGGTTACACAAATACCGAAAAAAGCATATTTCAAAAAAATATAAAAGCTTTATCTCATATGGACAGTACGCTAGCTGATACTGGATCCTCCGCTGCTCAAGGATTAAAACAAACTATTTCCAAATGGGCTAAATTGGGTGTGGCTGGTGGGGTTCCTGCTGGTGGTGCAAGTTATTTACTTCACTCACCTACGCCATTAGTAGTAGTGCCTATCATTTATGTGGCAGCCGTAAAAATAACTTCAAAGGGATTTTCAAGTCCAATGTTCCAAAATTGGCTTAACAAAGGGCTTACTGCCAGCTCCGATAAAATGGTCCCAAAATGGTTGGAATATGGTCTTAAAATACCAGGCATTCCTAAGTCTGTTAAAGAAGAGATGAAAGAAGTTTATAGCAATATTCTTAAATCTGAAAAAGCATATGATACGGGAAATACCAGTAAAGCTATTTTGGCGTCAGTGCAGGGAAGAATGAGTAGATTAGAAGATAAATAGTTATTTATTTTATAGATAATCCCTAAGCATAAAATCCTTGTATGAGATTCTTCCCAAAAGTAATTAAGACGAAAATACAATGCAGAGAACGGTTCCCGTAAATGTAAGAACAGCGGTCGCGAATGTGCATACAAATAATGAAAGACACTCAGTTGACCTTTCAATCCTTTGCCTCTGCTGTAATTGCTGAAGCAGGTGCGTACTATCTTGGTTATCTAAAAATATAGGTATTGTTTTATTTGAAAAAGCCGAATGTACTTGGAAAGATTCTTCTGCTAAGTTTGCAGCTTGTAAGTTAGCACCCATAGCAATAGATAATATAATAATTTTTTTAATCATTTTAATCCTAATAAGTTTCAGCCATAAAATTACTTAGAAACTATTCATATAACTAGTCTCTGCATCATCATATTCCCACTTACCATTATTCATATGGTAACAACGGTGTACAGAGGCGCGCTCTATGTCTTCTTCTGGCGACCATGATAATAAATTAGAAGCCTTATGTCCAGAAAATTTATTTTTCTTCTCTAATTCCTTTGCTTCTATTTTGGACAATTCGGTCTTAGCGCGTCTTTTATCGAGAATATAGATAGCATATTCTTTTTCCTTACCAAACATATAATGGATATGCTCTTCCAGTACAAAAATAGGCATATTGTTGAGCTGTTCTTGATCTTGAACTGAAAGATCTGTATTGTCTTTTTCGTAGACAATCTCTAAGTGTCTCACTGGCTTCTGGTTGGTTTTCTTTTCGAGAGTGTTCCAACCAGCTGCCTTTTTGTTTAAGGCCTTCATTTTAATCTCCTATAATTTCATAACCCTTAATTTCTGCATTAATTATCCAATCCCATTCTGGATTTGTATAATATTCCATGCCTTAACCCTCTACGTGTAAGATTACGTTTAGTTTAGTTAAGATTTTCGCATATGACTTATTCATGGCCACTTTTGTCCATTGGTTTGGAATATAAATAACGAACCAACCGCTTCTTAAGAATACCGCCCTGCCTTTGAACCAGGATGTGTATGCTGCCCAACCAACGCTATCCATAAGATTAATTTGGAAACGTTTTACATCTTCATTTTCATTAGAAGATTCAATCTCCGCTTTTAGCTTTTCATATTTTTTAATATCTTTAGCTGTTGCAGGTTTTTCTTTTTTGTATGCTAAGCTCATAACTTCCTCTTCTTTTTCATATTCATACAAAAGACCGTTAAAGCCCCTAGGATGAAGTGAAATATGTTTAGGGCTACATATCTTGACTCTGTCTCATCACTACACATCTGTGCTAAATTTATGAAGAATGAGATGAATAGAAATAGCCCCCCTAATACGGATTTATTAGTTATAATTTTTTGAAGTAGAAGTTTATTGGGATTTATAAGGTTTAATTCAATTTCAGCATCTTCAAATAATTTTCTATAATTTAAGAAACACCAGAATGATTTTTCGCAGTCAGAGTGGAGTTGTAGGGTTGGAAGCTCAAATATAGATAAACTTAAAGCCTCTAGTCCGTCTTGGTGAGACATTCTCTCGATACGTATAAAGTCTTTAATCACAGAAGATTTTTTTTCTGGTGAAATTCTTTCTTCCAGCATTTTATTTATTTCTACCCTTAATAGGGGGTAGCTTAGGTCCCATTTAACAAATCTATGGCATATTCTTTTTTTGTCCAGATATTTCTTAATTAGATCTATTGGAACGCATCGTACAATAGGATCAATGATTTCAAGCATTATAAAATTCCCTGTATGTTTTTTATTTAAAGTATGCGCTTTTTTTGAAAAAATATCAATGGACATTGGATTTATCTTTTAAATATTTAAGGCCATCTAATGCTTTAGATGTTAAATCTATCTTATATTTTAGGTCTTGTAGATGATCCCGTATAAATAATAGTTGGGCATCATTAAGCTGCATTAAATCCTTGGATTTTGTTTTCATAATCTCATGTATTAAGTTCATATATTCAACTCCCTGTTGGTTAAACTATTATTTAAGGTTATCATTAAAAAAGATATTAGTCAATGACATTCTCGTTTAATAATATATGTTGAAATAGTATTCATATTGCAGTATGTTAAGAAAATATTATCAACAAACAACGGAGAATATTTTGGCATATTATGAATTTAAGTTTTGCCCAGCCTATATTAGCATAACAAAAACACTGCATCAGGCGGTGTTGCTTTCTTATCTTGTGGCATTACACAAAACAAAAGATTCTAAAGAATTTGCGTACATGGATGAAGTTTTCATAAAATACTTAAATTTTAAAATTGGAGTTTTAACGCATTCCAAGAAATCTTTAAAATACCTTGGGTTTATTAATGTTAGAATAGCCGGAAAACCCGCTAGATGCCATTACACCATCAACATGGATAAAATTAACCAAGCTTTGGAAGAAATGAAGTGATAAAATTTAAAAGTAAAACTCTAAATGAGGTAGGGGACAATGTTCTTAGATCTTATTTAGACGGAAATAAAAATAGTGGTTTTCTTGATTCAGATGAAATGAGATGTACATGTGTAGCAGAGGCGGCAGAGGAATTAATGAAATCTGATGAAGTTGTATTTGTTTTTTTGTGTGAATTACTAAAAGAAATGCTCGATAGCCATATGGACAACACACAAAACAAAACGGTGAATTAGGAGAAGAGAATGAACAATGATAAATACAAACATCACGTATTTTTAGATGACCAGAATTTTACCAGAGTGGCTGTAAATCACTTAGAGGAATTCAAGGGGTTTCTTGATAAAACTATTGGTAAGGAATACTTAGGTTATCGCTTTGGGAAAGATTTACATTTTAAATGCGATAGTGATAAGGATAAAGTGCTTGGAGTTCTTTATAATAGAAAACAAGAACCAGAATCGGTTGTATGTTTTATAACAGAAGAAGCCGGAGAAAAGGTAACCCTTATCGAAAACAACATTCTTATTAAGTTTATAAAATATAGAAGCATGAAAACTGAAACGCCTTCTAAAAATGATTGCAAAAGTTAAAAAGGAAGCGTAGAAATAAAAAGACCTCGGAATGAACCAAGGTCTTTTAAAAAAACATCCATCCGGCGAAGTTTGGATCTTAAAGGGTTCCTGTTAAGGAGCCTTAAATATAAGTGCAATATAACATATAAAATAAAGATTGCAACTATAAATTAAGATTCTTAACAGGATATGGAACACAAAAAGGAGAATTAAATGCAAAACAAGCTATTATCAATAACACGCGGATCAATACCCTACATAAAAGAACTAAGGCCTTATGCCGGCAGTCTAACGTCCTGTATTTTAATGCAACAGCTTGACTATTGGTTTGATAAAAAACCAGATAATTTTTATAAGTTCAAAGAACCATGTGGACATGAAATGTATGTTGAAGGGGATAGCTGGTGTGAAGAATTGGGCTTTTCTGCCGAAGAGTTTGACCAGGCTTTTTCAAAAATAGGAATAAAACATAAAACCAAGACGCAATTTCTTCAGGCGAAAGATAAATTCCAAGGTAAGTTTTATGCATCCTACACAGAAAAGACTAGTCACCTAACCTATTACTTTAGAAACGATGAATTGGTAGACAGTATTCTATACGAAATCTTAACAAAACCTAGCCCCAAAGCCAATCTTACGGTAAACCGGGAAAGTCGGTTTACAGAGACCGAGAAAGTCGGTTTACGGACGCCGGGAAAGTCGGTTTCGTTATATAGAACAGATACTACTACAGATACTACTTCAGAGAGAGAGGCGCGCGCGCATAAAATTTCTCTGGATAGGAATAAGGAGTTTGAATCTGGATCAAACCCACTTACAGAAGACTCACGGTTGACCATAGAGCGAGAAAAGCTCATTTTGAGCAGAGGAATACACAAATCCCAAGTTAAGCGAGTCTGGAGTGAATTTAAGGACCACCACATTGCCAAGGGGGATAGTATGGTAAATTGGGATGCTGCACTGTCCAAATGGTGTCACCTTTGCCGTGAGTACAGCAAATGGGCTTTTGAACCATCTGATTCCATGAATGAGCCAGAAAAGAAACCACGGCCAGATTTTAAGGGGGAAACTTTTACAGAACGTATGTTGGAGGGTATGTATAACAAGGTAGGAGAAAATATTTATCATACATGGATTGAAAATCTTACGTTTGAGTATTCGGAAGAGTGCAAAATTGACGTAACGGCTTCCAGTAAATTTATTGCTGAACGGCTTGCTCGGGATAATATAGATGACCAAATATTATCGGTTGCAGATGATATTGGCATAAGTGCAACAGAGGTTCTTTTTGGTTGGCGTCATGAATAAATCCATGTTGGATATATACCATCAACTATTGATGCCACCGCGTGCCTGCATGAATCCTAAGAGGCCAGAGGACCAAATCTGTGTGAAGTTAGCCAATGCATTACGAGGATGGACGGTAGAAAATAAATTAAATGCTGTGTGGTTCCCTGTATTTCAGGAAGTAACATATACCAGCCATGAAAAGAAAATTGGGCCAGATGGGAAACCAACGTTCATTCGAAAATTCAGTCATAAAGATAATTTGATAAAGGCGATGGGTAAATACCCTGGAGTATCTGATTATATTTTTGGTAATGGTGAGGGAATGTATTGCTTGGAAATGAAAACAAAGACGGGGGTATTAACAGATAATCAGAAGGCATTTAGATCTTGGTGTGAGCTTAAGGGGGCAAAATATGTTGTCGCTAAAAGCTTTGAGGAAGCAGAAGCACAACTTAGGGAATGGGGAATATTAAAATGAGGCCACCATGGCCCCATTCCAGATACTAAAATAATTAGTAATTATATCATATAAACACAAGTAATTAAGCATATGTTTATTATTCTTTTAATACCCTTAGTTTTCTTTGTAGAACTTTTATTCGTCCTTCAATTCCGCCAATATCTGAATACATATCGTCCACTGATCTAGATATTAATAATTTAGGTAACATTGCCAGACTATCTTTGAAGTTCATGCTTGGCCTAAAACAGAAATGACGTTTTGCCATTTCTTTTCCCATAGTCTTGAGAGCATAAAATTCGTATAATGTTGACAGTTCTTTATCTAGTTCTGCTACGGCACTATATTTTCCGGGATTTTGTTTAAATAAAGCATATTCTGATATGAAAGCTTTAGCCGCATCCTTATCGTGAATATGTATTGATCTTAAAACTGGATCTTCAGTAATACAGGAGGAAGATTCAGTGGCGATAGATGCTTGGGAATGTCTAATGCTTGTATCTGGAATTTCGGACGCAGAATAAGATAATGCAGGCAACATAAGTAATGGTAAAATTAGTTTCTTCATGTGTATTTTCCTTTTTATTTTAAATATTTTTCGTAATAAGCTGCTCCTAATACGTCCTTTAAGGCTGGGTTATTTTTATTAGCAGTAATTAATGCCATGACTGTATCTTCTACAAATTCGCTACGAGGTATCCCTCTTAATTTGCTTAATAGATCTAAGCTATCAATTGTCTTTGGGGAGACGCGCACATGTAGACCTAATGATTTAATCATTTTAGACATTAATTTTTATCCTCATACATCTTTATTAACAAAAAAAACAACAGATGTAAATTTTTTTATTGACATTGTGTAAACAATTTGACACAGTGAAAACGTGTAAACAACTTTACACAAAAGAGTCAACACGAACAAGAGGAAAAATAAAATGAATTTTGAATTTTTAAGAAGCAATGTTTTTGTAGAAGTGAGCCAAAGCAATTATTTGGAAACATTAGATTACATTAAATACTATGGCTTTAATTCAGACGCAAGCCAGCACTACGATGCAGAAAGTCACGAGATTTATTATACACGTGAGCTTACAAAAGAAAGGTGGAATGAACTTTGTGGAGATATGCCAGAAAATAGTAATAGAGTTATTGGGTATAAGGCCGATGAAACGCTTGTTTTTAAATTATCAAACGAACTTTATAGTGGTGGTATGGATTCTATAAAGGGTCCAAAATTAATGGCTACACCCAATGGAAGTGGTCAAAGATATTATCTTTTGAATTTAATTGTTGGTTTGCCTATGGAACATGACTCTTTAAATGAAGAGGTGTACCATGCAGCCGCCTAGAATTGTCCTATATGGACCCAGTAAGATTGGTATTAGTACTTTTTGCTCTAAGATCCCTGATGTGTATTTTTTGGATGTTGGTAGAACTATAGGGCATTTAAGCCCTAATGGACAAAGATGTAGTTTATATAAGGGATGTGAATCCGAGGATGGCGTAGAAGAGATTGTTAGTAAAATTAAATCTAGAGAGATTTATTGTAAGACATTGGTTATTGATAATCTTTATGGACTAGAAAAGATTATAATGAATGCCGTGTTTGCAGACGAGCAGGAGAAAAAGAGTCCTGGAATACAATATTTTGATGATATACCCTATGGAAGGGGTCCTGGAATGGTTATAGAGAAGTTTTCAAACTTTTTATCTACTTTGGATGGCCTTGTTTCAGATGGAATAGGTATCGTTATAACAGCTCAAGAGTTTATTGAGCAAAGAAATATGGCTCATGGTCCCGTTACATTCTCTAGGCCTAATATGATTACAAAGGCAACGAAGGCTCAAACAATATCGGAAGAGGCATATACTGTCTTAACCAATTGGGCGGACTGTACCTTGTATGCATCTTTGGAGAATCAAGTAAGCGGACAATTTTTTGCTAGTAAAAACTATGATACGTTAAACAAGGATCCTCAAGATAGGTGTATATACACAGAGAGAAGGCCATCATTTGAGGCCGGTAATAGGTATGGATTGCCATACAAATTGCCATTTGAGTGGGAACAATTGAACGAAGGAATACAAAATTACTTTATCAAAAAGCGAAACACGAACAATAACAACACTTTGGAAGAAAAAGATGAAAAATATATTGATTAAATATGAATTAAATGCTAAGCATAAAGAAAGCCTAGAATTACAGTATTTTGAAGCATTGCAGGCTTGTAAATTAGGTAAAAGCGAATTTAAGCTGATATGTACAAAACAGTTTAGCGATTTTGTAAAATGGGCAGACGATAGAGCTTGTAAAAGCATAGAGTCTGTAGATGGAGTTAAGAAAATAGTTAGGGTTAGTAATTTGAGATTAGCGGAAGAATCTTTTGAGGATTTTAAGCTTATTTATAGAGTATGTGATGGTGAAACAGCAGAGGAGATATTTAAAGATCCAGTGTTGTTAGCTTACCACAACAAAGATGGAATATTTTTTAACGTAGTGGAGATTTATTGATGGGTATTAAGTTGTCTGAAATTTTTAATGAATATAGAAAAACATTTGATATTGGGCTTCCGTCTGAGGATCGTTTAAAGAAGGTTGGCCGTATGTTTTTTTATAAATATCTAAAAAGTTTAGAAGGGGATACGGATAATGCTATCTATATTAAAAAGCCATCCAAAATATCCATGATAAAAATTTTTAAGGTTAATAATAGATTTAGGGGAATAAAAATAAAGGAAAAAGGTTTCTTTAAGTTTTTTAAATATTATATTGTGGGAGAATAGAAAATGGCATTAGCAAATTTTAGTGGGATAGCCTCAATTCCGGTTAATTCAAATACGGCAGAACGTGATTTATTAGAAGAGGGTAGTTATGTTGCAACTATATTTAGATATAAGGATACATCAAACCCAAAGTCTGGACTTGGATTTCAGTTAACTTTAGGGGTTAATAGACCTGGAGAAGGATTTATATTTGTTAAAGATTTTATAGGTTTGCATAAAGATAATAAATATCAACAAAGCGGATTGAGTAAATGCCAAAGTCTAATGAATTGCTTAGGTATCCCTAATATATTTGATATTGATACTATGGTTTCAGTTCAAGATAGACACCATTTATTGGGTAAAAAAATTACTATATTTGTTGAAGAAAAGTCGGGAAATAATGGAGGTAAGTATAATACTGTTAAAGGGTATGCTTCAGCTGTTATGGCAGTTTTGGTACCAGTTATGCAACAGCAGCAGGTTGCACCTCTTGCGCCATCGTATAGGGAATCAGAGGAAACAGTGCCAGATCATTTAATGAATGATCCATTTAATGATGTGATCCCATATTAAAAGAAGAGTCTTATGTCTTTTGGACCTACTATAAAACCATTGGTTACAGTTAGGTCCCCTGGGGAGATATTGTTTTATGAGTGGATGCAGCCAATGCAAATTACTCAATTAAAATTGAGCAAAGAAACTGGTATAGAGATATCTACGATACACGGTATTTTAAGAAACAAGAGAAATATAACGCCCCGAATAGCTTGGGCCTTTTCAAAGTTCTTTAATACTGATAAATTTTACTGGATCGGTTTGCAAAACAAATATGATTTTTGGAAAATAGAGAGGGGGAAATAACATGACCAACATAGAAGAACTAATCAAAAACAATCTTAGTGAAGATGGTGCCGGGTTGTATTTATCGGATAACGACATAGGTGATGAAGGTGCCATCGCCAACTCTGGGAATCTCAAGAACCTTACCGAGTTGTATTTATCGAGTAAAAACATAGGTGATGAAGGTGCCATTGCCATCGCCAACTCTGGGAATCTCAAGAACCTTACCGGGTTGTATTTATCGGATAACAACATAGGTGATGAAGGTGCCACGGCTATTGCTACCTCTGAGCATATGAAAAACCTTACTAGGTTGGATTTATGGAATAACAACATAGGTGATGAAGGTGCCATGGCTATTGCTACCTCTG